GACCACTTAGATTCTATGTACTCTCCAGGACTTATTGCTGTTGATGAAGGTAGTTCTGGTAAGGCTGTAATCCAACACATGTTGGCCGACCCAATATACCGGCACAAGAATTATAAAGAAAGATTAGTTCCGATTAGATTTGCTTCAGCTATTCCAATTGGATTAGATGACGATGGGGAAGAAGTAACGGTTAAAGCAAAACAATTTGGTATGCAGTTGCTTCAGAATAAAGTAAACAACCACAACATTTGTTTCACATGGAATGATGAACCGCTTATCAATGAGTTGGAAAGAACTACATACCGGCGGGGGCCAAGCGGTGATTTGATTTATAGAACAATAACCCCTCAAGGTGGATTGAGACACGGAGAGGACCACAACACATCCGCTCTATTATGCTTTACACTTGGCCTTTATCTGACTGATGAGGCCAGTAGATTCTTGTGGAAACAGCGTGTGAAGTTGTATCGGCCCAGGTGGCACTTATTGTGAGTAAAAATATGGATGATATTAAAGAGATTAAACGCTTGTTTGCTGCTACCTTTGTACCTAAGCAGCTCCCAGAAAATTCACTTTGGAGTTTTGACGAGAAAGCAACAGGCGTTGACAAGATGTCGGTTCCTACCGAGTACCATAAGATCGTTGACCTATGTAGATTCTTCTACGATCATGATGGTATGGCATACACAACTATAAATAAGCAGGTGGAAATAGGAATCAATGGTTATGCAATCAACCCAGGAACCTGTTCCCAGAGTGAACTACTGGTATATGAATCCTTGAATGAAATGATAGAGAAGTTTCTTCGGGAGGCAGCTCAGGAGTTTTTGATCTCTGGGTTAGTTATTCCAGAGGCCACTTGGGATATGGTTAAGGGTTCTGAAATAAGTAACAAATCCAGACGAAATTATAATCTACCAGTTGACCTATGGCACAGAGACCCACAGTCTATCGAGATAAAGAAAACACCACTGCCTAACCAGCTTGCCGTGTTTGTTGTGCCCTCAGAGGAGGAGATATTCTTCATACAACATGAGGGGAAATATCTGGATGGCACCGAAGATAAAGAAGCATATAAACTGTTGGTAGAGAAATATCCAGATTTTGTTGCAGCAGTTAAAGCTGGAAAGACAAAGTTTAAGCTAGATGACCCAATGATTATTAGGCGGTACCCTAGAAGTGGGAAGGCGTGGCCAACTCCTTACTTAACTCCAGCTTTGGAATTGTTTTTACATAAGCGTAATTTGCGAAAGATGGACTATGCTATTGCGTCCAGAGTTATTTCCGCCATTCAGCTTTTTCGGTTGGGCAACGATGAGTACCCGTTGACTGAGGATGATGAGGATATTATTGACGAGCTGAAAACCCAGATGATGTGGCGTAGTCTACAAGGTAACATAGAGCGAGTGTTCCAGTTATTCTCCAACCATACACTCCAAATTGATTGGGTTACGCCAGATGTTGATGCACTATTAGATGAGGGAAAGTATAGATCAATCAACGAGGATATTTCTATAGCTCTTGGTTTACCTAGAATAGTAATCTCTGGAGAGACGCTTCGTAGTGGGACAAGTAGCGCCAGTATAGCTATGTTGCCACCGGCAAACTCAATAGACTTTATGCGCAAGCAATTATTAGAGTTCCCTCGTGCATTATATAAAGATATTCAAGAGAAGAATAGATTTAAGGGGGTTCCAGAACCGTATTACCCACCTATTAGACTCAGCGACATGAGAGACCTGACTGAAATGGGGCGCGAGTTCTATGATCGTGGTGTAATAAGTAAGACTGGATGGGGTGAGTTCGCTGGAATTGATTTCGATACAGAAGCGGAGCGCATGGCACTAGAAAAAGACACAATGGTGCGCCTTGGTTTGGAATCTCGACCAGATGTGCCCTACTCCCCGACACCAGAAAAAGTAGAAACGAACGAAGGAGATAATAGTGAACGAGAAGAAAACAATTAATCTTGTTTCTTCGGCAAGTTTTTTAACTGCTCAAGCTGCCAGTGCTAATCCCAACCTGGGTTGGTTGGAGTTTGTTCTAACGGACGCTCTGCCAAACAGCAATAAACAAGGAATTAACGCAAGCGCGTTCGACAGTTTGGTTAATACCGGAATGTTTATGCCTGTTAAAATGGCTGCTGGTAAGATTAACCTGGACCACAGCGAAGCAGAGCCACTTGGTGCTATCGCATCATTGGTAGCTGATGAAACTAAGATACTTGGTAAAGCCGCTCTTTGGAAACAGGAGAGGCAAACTGACTATGAAATGTTAGTTTCTTTGAGTGCGAGCTCAAAACCTATTGATATTTCATGGGAGATCGCATATACTGAATCCAAAGTTGATGACGAAGGTGTTGAGTGGATCGCTGATCCTATCCTCACCGGAGCTGCAATTGTTGGCTTGCCAGCTTACTCCGGTAGGACACCAGTTACAGCAGTTGCTTCAACAGAGGTTAATGAAGATAGTCCGCCTGATCCCACTCACGTCGAGAGTGGGGGAGATGATGAGTTGGAGACGGAGGATGATCCTATTAAGCTCTTAGAGGCGACAATAACAAAATTGGAGAGTGAAATGGATGAACAAGAGAAAGAACTGGTAGAACTGCGTGAGTATAAAGTTGAACGTGAGAAGAAAGATGCTGAAGCTGCTCTATTCGCTGAGCGGACTAAGGGCATTGCTGACGCTGGCCTCACCGTTTCTACAGAAGAGATCGAAGCCAAGAAGGACTTTTGGCTCAGCTTGTCCGATGAAAGTTTCGGGACAATGCTTAGTATGATGAAGGAACTTAAACCTGCATCTGCTTCTGCTAGTCTACCGGATGTTTCCGGCAGCGCCACTGTGTCCACATTGGATATTGTGCGTGCTGGTTTGGCAGAGATGCGGACAAAGACGTTGGAGGAATAAAGTGGAGATTAACAAATCTCATGACATCACTGGTGTTATCACCACACAAGACATTGTAGAGGGGCGTCACGTCCATCTCACCTCTCACCCAGGCTACGGAACTATCGCTGGCGAGGCTGGTGTAACGGATTTGACCGGACGCTTGATTGATGAGCCAGGCGTTGCACTACCTACTACGGTCTCTGGCGCTAACCGCGCCAACTACCTCATCACATGGCCTGTTACAAATATGAAGCCTCCTATGATGCTCCCGTTTGTTGGGCCTACGTATTCGTTTGCTTTGCGGCAGACGTTTGATCAGGCTACGAACTTGCCTTTGACTGGTCGGACAATCTATATGACATACCCTGGGAACCAGGAAAGTATGACCCTTCCTAGCGGCACTTTGGCCTTGGGCTTCAATGGCGTGGGTGGGGAGTTCACTCTTCCATCTGGTCAGTATGTCTACAGTGCAAACTGTCAGGTCCCTGGCACTCGCCTGCGTGCATGTGATACAGCCACGGACGGAGCTGCTTTCGCTGGGATGCTGGCTGAGACCAATGGCGTGACAACTGAGATCGCCGAAGTCTCTAGATTCAACGCTACGACTTTCGCGTTGACTTTCCGGCACCTGTAGGAGGGATGATAATAATGGATAAGAAATTTAAAGAAGCTTATGCTGCAATGGCGAAAGACCCTGCCCAACGGCACTCTCTTGCCAGCCTAATCGTAGAGTACATTGACACTAACCACATCACTGAGAATATTATTTCTCTTTTCCTTGATACGCGCCACATGGAGCCTGGTGACATGCTCGTAAAGAAGGTGCGTTCTGGGATTGAGGTGCGTACATTGGTTCCTGGCTCTATTCACCTGGCTAGTGAGATCACGGTCACCGACCGCTTGAACTACATGCTTGACGGTGTAGACATCAAAGTGCGTGCTAATCAATGGGAATTGGAAAGCGGAGAAATTGGTACAGTTGAAAGCATCCGTAAAGAGATGATGGCCCAGTTGTCCGACGCTTATATCAGACGGATTTTTACTGCTGGCGCTAATATCTGGAATGCAGTCAATACACCACTTAACTATGCCGTTTCCGTTCCCCTGACTGCTGCTGCACTACGAACCGGAATCGACCGTGTGAACTATGCGGTTGGTAAAGCTAAGGCAGTGGTTGGTACTCGTCTGGCACTTGCTCCCATTACACAGTTTGCTGGGTTCCATGTGGATGCCACAACTGCTAATGTTTGGGGCAATGCCGAAGCGATTAGTGAAATCTATAAGACTGGCTGGCTAGGTCAGTGGTATGGAGTTCCTATCGTAGCTCTCGACCAGGTGTGGAATGATCCTGTCAATAATGCTCCGCAGCTCCCCAACAACCGTGTTGGTATCTGGGGTGAGCACGTTGGTGAGTTTATCACCTACGGTGAACCTAAGTGGAAGGAGTGGACGCATTGGGACCCAA